CCCTTAGTCTTAGATTTAAGTGACTTGATTTCCTGCCTAATCGTAGAAATAGAAGAAGTTAAATTTTCAACTTCCTCTTCGTTAAACTCTTCACCCTTTCTTGCTTTTTCTCTTCTTAGAGAAACGGTCAAGGATTCTAATTTCTTCTGCGCTTCTTGAAGTTGAGTAAAGGCTTCAAGAGTTTCTTTTAGTTTTTTAGCCTCTTCACTTTGTTGGCGTAGTCTGCCTTCACCAATAGAAATCTGTTCTTCCATTTCAAGAATGGAACGAATAGCATCAATATCTCTACTGTCGTAAAGAACTTCAAGAAGTCTAATAACAGTAATGTCTCCCTCGGCTTTTAGGATATCACCTGTTAAATGATAGTAAATATCATTCACTAACTCTTGAAAGGAAGAGTTAGAAAGGGAAGCCATCCAAGACATTTAATCGCCTCAGAAGGGAATATTTTCTTTCTTTCCACGACGACGTGGAGGAAGACTAATTACATCAGGAATGTCCGTTGAAGTAGGAATAGACTTATGAGTTGTGTCGGGAGCCGCACCCATAGAAAAATCCCGATTGGGAGTAATTCTTCTATCTGCGTTTGCATTCTGCGCTTTTACCTTTGCTAACTCCTTTCGGAGAGCAATTTCTTTTTGTCTTAAATCTTCAGTCATTTAATCACCTCTTATTTTTTTAGATGCTAACTCGTATAATTCTTTTACATCTACAATTTCTGTTATAGAAGCAGGTTCTCCGTAATAATCCTCAACTACTTGCAGCAGTTCTTCATACATGTTTTGGTATTTATATGGTTTTTCATAAAAATTAAGAATATCACTAACATTATTTAATACTGCTAATTCGACTAGAACCATTGCAAAGGCATTAGTGTTATCATCAGAATTAAGTCTTTCTGCCTTCCTTAATTCATTCTTCCACATCAAGGAATCCTCCTTTCACTTCTTCTATCAACGTTTTGATTACCCGCGTCTTCAGGTAATCCTGTGAATCTCTTATCCGGTCCCACGCTTTGCCGCGCTTTATTCCTTGTGGCCGGTGGGTTCTCTTGGGGCTTAGGAATTCCACCCTGTAGGGCTTGTCTTTGCATTTCATCGAGGTCGCGTTGGTCAACGTTTGAACCTGCTAATGGGTCAACCTTAGCACCTTCTTCACCTTCAGGTTGTTCTTCAGGTTTTGGTTCAGGCGGAGGTTTCTTAAAAGTAAATGCTCCATCTTCATCCATATCAACTTCAAAGCCAATATTTTTCATAGATGCGGCAAGGTTGATTTCAATCTCACGCTTTCGAAGAACAGCAATTTCATCTTCTTCTTCGGATGGTGGTAACTTAAGTTCCCAATCAGTAATACCGAATTGTTTAATAAGATATGGGAAAACGTAATTGTTATACACATTCTGGGCCATTTGAACTGCACGGTTCGTAACAAGGATTTGCATACCTTCATTGTTTAATCCACCGCTTGTTGTGTTATCAGCCATAAAGACTTTGCTTACGCCATAGAAAGCAGAAATTCTGTCGCGTAAATCATCCTTTACTGCGACGTAATCCATCTCTTTTAGACTGTCCATAAACTTAATCCATTCAATAGCACCTTTGCCGTTCTCGGCTTCGATGCCCATTACAGGAATAAAGTGAGGGTCTGCTTCCATCTTCTCTTTTACAGAACGCCAGAAAGAACGCATGGATTCCATGTTTCTAGTTTGAACTGCAAGAAGACCGCGAGGCATCCGACTCTTTGTGTATGAAGAATTAACATAGTTCTCCATAGCAATTAGCGTCATGATTAGATTATAAAGAGTAAGAATAGGAGAAGTTCCATAGAGCCGAGAAGGGCTATATTTGCTAAAGTGTAAGACTTCTCCCTCTAAGAAATATTGGTCATTTCCATGAGCGCGATTAACGTAGTGAACCGGGTGAAGTGCGCTACCACATTTTTCACAAGTTTGGTGAGGTTCAACAGAAAGCATATCTCTGTGATTTAAACAAGTAAAACCCTTTGTTCCTCTAATACCGTCTTCGTCAGAATAAATACTCATGGTTACAGGGTCGCCACGAAACATCTCTTTGATTCGATGCATTCTAATTTTATTGTTACCGTCAATAAAATATTCTTTAACAAGAACAATATAAGCATCGTCCATAATGTTAAGGTCGTCCTCTAACTCTTTCAAAACATCAATAAATAATTGTTCTGCTTTATTGACGTAGCCCTCTAGGAATTTTTCAGCATACATCAACTGTTTAACATCAGGCTTCCGAAGTTTAGTTGAACCACAACGACCACACTCTTCTGTGGGTTTTTGATGTTCCTTTCCACAACTTTCACATAATGCTTCAAAAGATTTTTCCCAGAGATATCCTCGCCTAAAGGTTTCTTGTTTTAATTGAGTTGTGCAAGTCCTAACAATTACAGACTGTTGGTGAAGAGCATAAATAATTGGACCCGTCATCATGTGTTGATAACTGCGTTCTTGAATACCCATGTTGTAAACTTGCCTATCAGCAGGTTTTGGAGTTTGCCTCCGAAATAAGTTAGTAATGGAGAAACGTCTTGGTCCTTCAGCCATGCTTAACGCCTCCGTCCGTCGCTTGTTCCTCATCGTTCAAGAGGGTGTCGGCATCCATTGGTTTAGGCTTGCCTGCTTTTACCCAACATTCATAGCAAAAACCAAAAGGGGCATCTGTTGAACCAAAATATTCTGGGTCGTAACAACAACTATAATATGTCCAATTAGGCATGACTACGCCTCTGTAATTTATTTTTAATGCCATCATCAAAAGATTTCTTTTCGATAATTGGTTTTTCTGATTTGATAATAGTTCCAACATTTTCTAATTGATCCATTACTGACATTTTACAGTTATCTCTATATTTTTGAATATCGTCTTTGTAAATACCTTCCTTAGCAAAATCAAAACCAACGTGGTCTTTATGGTTCTCCCATTTCATTAACTTAAAAATTTCACCGCAACGGTCTTTATACCAATCCGCTTTCTTATATGACTTCTTCATTCTAACTAACTCAAGAAGAAGTTTAGCATTTCCTTTCTTTAATCGGAAGTGAGGAAGACATTTGGTGAGAAGATTATGCACATCATCCTGTGAATAAAAGTTTAGGCGATTAACAGGACGGGTATCTTGTGGTGACTTTTGGTCAAGATGCAAACGACCAAAACCAATGCTCTTATGCATTTCTTCCATGAAAGCCTTACCTCTTTCGCCTGTAGCGACTAAACCAACGCGAGGGTTGAAGTTTCTATCCATTGTGATGTAGCCATCTGAATCAATAAAAGCAGCAGTATAAGCCCAGACATTTTTCTTAATTTCAGAAGAGAATTTATAATAGGAACCATTCATACTAACAATATCTAACTTTCTGATAGATTTGCTGATAACCCTTGGAGTAACAGACTTATGCAAAACACTAGGCATCTTATCATAAATTTGTTCTGCTCCAATTCCGGGATTCTCACAGACAGTTTTTAGGATGAAATCTTCAACCCTTTCTTTCTTTGATTTATTTAAAGATTGTGTAGTAATCTTAGCAATCGAGTCTCTAAACCCTCTTTTTGCTTGAACCATTTCTTTATGTAGGCGAGAGTAATCTTTACCGTAAGCCATACCTTTTTGAGTTTGTTCTGCTTCCCAATACTTGCATAGAGAATCAACGACTTCTCTTCGAATGTCTTTATCTTTCATCTTGTTTAATTTTTCAAGGTCTTTCTCGTTGAATCTCATTTTAAGAAATGCAGTTTTATATGGAGACAACCAATGAATAGAATCAATGCACTTATCTAAATGATCAGAATAAGCATCAATCATACTATCAATTGCTTTAGTCATTCTATCTCTATCATCACCTTTGAGTTGCCTTCTTGCTTTTCTAAGGCTCTTGATTAAGTCAGGAATTGTTTGTTCCTTAACTACATATGTGTCCGGGAAATCCCCTAGTTTTTTTCTTGCTTCCGTAAGATTGATACCTAAGTCATTAGATAACTTGTTAATCTCTTCAAGTTCAGAAAGAACAAAACCTGTATCAAGTGAAGCCCTAACCTCGTCAAACTTTACTCCGAGGTTTTCTTCTGCATCTCTTTCAACTTGTTTCTCTTCATCCTCTAATTCTGCTAAACGCTCCATCTGTTGCGCTGCTTGTCTATATTCTTCGGGAGTAGGCATAATATCAACTCTTTAAAACCTTTTGCCATTTTTTAAGTTCGGGGGTATGCAATACCTGTATGAGTTTGGGAGTAAAGGGTTGAATAATAACTCCACCGTCAACATCCCATGTTGTTTGAAAAGGTGTAAATCCATTAATTTCTGAAATTTTACCCTCTTTAGTCATTCCTCTATATTTAAAATCTACATGATGGGGCATCTTACTTCCCATCAATAGAATGTTACCATATACTTTTGCGACCTCATTCCAATCAATTAAGAATTCATGATATTCTACTTCTATCATTTCGGTTACCATTCTTGGTTCATTTAATACTTTTAATTTAAAAGTTCGCTTACTTTTTTTAGGAACTAATTTTCTTTCTCTCATAGTGAACTTTTCTTTCACATATCCAAATCTTTTAGTAAATTCAGCAATATCCTCGACAGTTTTTAGTTTTACTGTTTCTAAGTAAGGGTTTGCGATTTCATAAAGATAATACTGAGAAGGGTCGCCCATATCTTCATTAACTTTCCATTCCGACCAACTGTAATCATTCGGTGTTGAATACCAAAATCCTCCTGTTGGTTTAAATCCCGTTGAACCCCGAGCAGTTTTATCCATAAGATTAGTTGGTTTATGTGGGTTCTTTTCTACTTCATCAGGCGAATAAGAAGAAAGAACAATCAAACTGTCAGGCGCAACAGTTTTCATTTTTTCCTTATAATTAGGAATCATCGGCATTTTCTTCACGATTCTTCCCCCTTATAACCGCGTCAAAAATTCAGGCCCATGATGCCCCGTTGGGTTCGGGTGGTCGTTGGGTTCCCTCCGAACACGTCCAAGTCATCAAGCAGAATAAACGCTTCTGAAGCCTGATAGGTGGCTGCATTTGCTAGGGCAAGACTCATCACCATGTCGTCATGTGCGCCAATACCTTCGAATTTTCCATTATCGGTAATAGCAAACATAGAGAGTTCTTCAACTAATGCCGACGTAACTCTTCGACTCTCTTCATTACCGTATGGAAAGTGAATCTTCTTATTCTCAAGAGACATTTGAAGATTCAAAATGATTTCTTGTTTCTTCCTACGGGTTGTGTTGAAATCGTGAACGTTAATGTCTGCGACTTGACGTAACTCCTGTGTGAAAGACTTAGCGAATGTATTTGTTTCAAACAGCACAACTTCAGGGCGGAACATTGAGTTGATGAGTTTAACCTTCTGAATATTGTCTCGGAACTGAACGTTCTTTGCTCGGTCAATATAAACTAAACGTTTATTCTCATTCTCATCCATTTCGAGAACTGTAATTACGTTATAGTCACCATCAGTTGAAATAGCAGGGTCAACTCCAACGAAATA